TAGGTGACAAGCTTTATATACATCATAATATATTTAGAAGATTTTATGATGTAAAAGGTAGAGAAAAAAATAGTGCTACTTATTTTAAAGATGATTTGTATTTTGTTTATCCAGAGCAAATATATATGTATAATTTAAATTGTCATTTAGATTATTGTTTTATAAAACCATTAAACAACCAAAGTCTACTATACAACAGAAAAGAAGAACCTAATGTTGGTATAGTAAAACATTCTAATAAGCTCTTAGAAGCCGCAGGAATAATACCTGGAACACTTATTACGTTTACCCCAAACTCTGAATTTGAGTTTATTATAGATGGTGAGCGACTCTATTGTATGAAATCAAATGATATAGCTTTAACGCATGAATACCAAGGAAACGAAAAAGAAAATAATCCAAGCTGGGCAGCAAGCCATTGAAGAACTTATTAAAGTAGCAAAAGAAAAGATTGTTGACTCAGACGACGATGTAAGCGCTGACAGATTAAAAAATGCTGCTGCAACAAAAAAATTAGCTATTATGGATGCTTTTGAAATACTTACTAAAATTCAAGAGGAAGAAGATATGCTAAATGAAAAACCTAAAGATAAAGTTCAAAAGACTTTTAAAGGTTTTGCAGAAGGGAGAAGTAAGTGATTTACGAACAAACACTTTGGAAAGAAATTAAAGAAATTGTAAATCCTAAGATATTAGCTAAAAACAATAGATTTAAAAAATGGGAGTATGGTTATAACTCTGATTATGATTTTATAGTAATAAGTAAAACTGGAAGAATTGGACAAATCATTGAAATACAGAATCTCAGGATTGCTTTACCAGCAGCAGATGAACCGTTTAAACGAAGCGAAAAAAAAGCTGAACAACATTGGGAAAAGCAAGAATATCCAAAAGAATTAAGTAAAATTAAAAGTAGGTTTGATTGGGAAGAATATCCATCAGACTTTAAAGAACAGTGGTATGATTATATCGACGAAGAATTCAAAAGAAGAGAAAATGGTTATTGGTTTTACAATAACGGCTTGGTTACTTATATTACTGGTTCTCATTACATGTACTTGCAATGGTCAAAGATCGACGTTGGAGCCCCTGATTTTAGAGAAGCAAACAGACTCTTCTTTATATTTTGGGAAGCATGTAAAGCAGATGCAAGATGTTATGGAATGTGCTACCTCAAAAACAGACGATCTGGATTCTCTTTTATGTCAAGCGCGGAACTTGTTAACCAAGCTACAATATCTTCCGATGCTAGATTCGGTATACTATCCAAGTCTGGAGCAGATGCCAAAAAAATGTTTACGGATAAAGTTGTACCCATATCAGTTAACTACCCGTTCTTTTTTAAACCCATTCAAGATGGTATGGACCGGCCAAAAACCGAATTGGCATATCGTGTTCCAGCATCAAAGCTTACTAGAAGAAAACTTGAGTCGAACGAACAGCTCAGAGAATTAGACGGACTTGATACAACTATTGACTGGAAAAATACAGGCGATAACTCTTATGATGGTGAAAAGCTAAAACTATTAGCTCATGACGAAAGTGGCAAATGGGAAAGGCCTGATAACATATTAAACAACTGGAGAGTTACAAAAACTACATTACGTCTTGGTTCTAGAATTGTAGGTAAATGTATGATGGGCTCAACTTCAAACGCATTAGATAAAGGTGGAAACAATTTCAAAAAATTATACTATAATTCAGACGTTACAAAAAGAAATAGAAACGGACAAACTTCTTCTGGACTCTATTCTATGTTCATCCCTATGGAATGGAACTACGAAGGATTCATGGATTCTTACGGATCACCTGTTTTCATTAGAAAAGAAAATCCAATCAAAGGAGTTGACGGTTATGAAATTACAACAGGCGTTATTGAACATTGGCAAAACGAAGTCGATGGCTTAAAGTCTGATCAAGACAGTTTAAATGAATATTACAGACAGTTTCCAAGAACTGAACAGCACGCTTTCAGAGATGAGGCTAAAAATACTTTATTTAATTTAACAAAAATATATCAACAGATAGATTATAATAGTGAATTAAATAATGAAGTATCTGTAACTCAAGGAAGTTTTCAATGGATTAATGGTGTAAAAGATACTAAAGTGATGTTTTATCCTAATAAAGATGGAAGATTTTTAATATCATGGGCACCACCTAATAGCTTACAAAATAATGTAGTTATTAAAAATGGATTAAAACACCCTGGTAATGAACACGTAGGAGCTTTTGGTTGTGATAGTTACGATATCAGTGGTACTGTAGATGGTAAAGGTTCTAATGGAGCGTTACATGGATTAACTAAGTTTAGCATGGAAGATGCACCACCTAATCAGTTTTTTTTAGAATATATAGCACGACCACAAACAGCAGAAATGTTTTTTGAAGATGTGCTTATGGCTTGTGTTTTTTATGGCATGCCTATACTTGCTGAGAATAACAAACCAAGACTTTTATACTATTTTAAAAGAAGGGGTTATAGAGGTTTTTCAATTAATCGTCCTGATAAAATTTGGAACAAGCTGTCAACTACAGAAAGAGAAATAGGTGGAATACCTAATTCAAGCGAAGATATTAAACAAGCACATGCTGCTGCTATTGAAAGTTATATAGAAACTTACATTGGTGAAACAGACCAAGGTTATGGTAATATGTATTTTCAAAAAACCTTAGAAGACTGGAGTCAGTTTGATATAAACAATAGAACAAAGCATGATGCATCTATCAGTTCTGGCTTAGCTATTATGGCTTGCAATAAGAACATGTATAGACCAAATCCACAAAGAAAGCATCAGCCTATATCTATAGGTATAAAAAGATACGATAATGACGGAATTATTTCAAAAATAATAAAATAAATAAATGCAAATTTCTTACAATCAAACAAGTTCTTTTCCAGATCAGGTAGTACCAGACGCGGAAAAAGCTACTATGGAATATGGTCTAGCGGTTGGTAGAGCAATAGAAGGTGAGTGGTTCAGAGGTTATAGATACGGAACTAATGCTCCTGGTTACGCTGTTAACTTTAATAATTACAACTTACTAAGACTTTATGCAAGAGGTGAACAGCCAGTTCAGAAATACAAAGATGAACTAGCTATTAACGGAGACTTATCTTATTTAAATTTAGACTGGAAACCTGTACCTGTAGTTTCTAAGTTTGTTGATATTGTTGTTAATGGAATGTCTCAAAGAAGTTATGATATAAACGCTTATGCTCAAGATCCAGTATGTTCAAAGATAAGAACTGATTACGCTAGGGCTTTAATGGTTGATATAGAAGCTAAAGATTATTTAGAAGAAGCTCAAAAAATGCTAGGTATTGATGCTTTTTCACAAGATCCTATTAATGCTCCTAGAGATAAAGAAGAATTAGAAGTACACTTACAAATGGATTTTAAACAATCTGTTGAAGTTGCTGAAGAAGAAGTTATAAATCAAATATTAGATAAAAATAGATATGACTTAGTTAGACAAAGGTTTAATTATGATTTAACTGTTTTAGGCATAGGATCTGTTAAAACTTCTTGGAACAGATCACAAGGTGTTGTAGTAGACTATGTTGATCCAGCACATTTAGTTTATTCATATTCTGATGATCCTAATTTTGAAGATTTATATTATGTAGGTGAAGTTAAATCAGTTTATTTAGCTGATATTAAAAAACAGTTCCCTCAACTAACAGACGAAGAATTAGAAACTATACAAAAATACCCTGGTAATCAAGAATATTTAAGAAACTGGAACGGCAAGCAAGACGATCAAACTATTCAAGTTTTATATTTTGAATACAAAAGTTATTCAGATCAAGTTTATAAAATAAAATATACTGACGCTGGATTAGAAAAAGTATTAGAAAAACCTGATACATTTGCACCACCACCAAATGATGGTTTTGAAAGAGTTTCAAGAACTATAGAAACACTTTACAGTGGAGCAAAAATACTAGGACATCCAATGATGTTAGACTGGAGAATGGCAGAACACATGACAAGACCAGTTGCAGATACTACTAAAGTTAATTTTAGTTACGCTATAACTGCTCCTAGAATGTATAAAGGACGTATAGAATCTTTAGTTAGTAGAATAACAGGTTTTGCTGACATGATACAATTAACTCATTTAAAGATACAACAAGTATTAGCTAGAGTAGTTCCAGATGGTGTTTTCTTAGACATGGATGGTTTAGCAGAAGTTGATCTTGGAAATGGTACTAACTATAACCCAGCTGAGGCTTTGAATATGTATTTTCAAACTGGTTCTGTAGTAGGTAGATCTATGACTCAAGAAGGTGGTATGAATCCAGGTAAAGTTCCTATACAAGAATTACAGACTGGATCTGGTGGTGGAAAAATAAACTCTTTAATACAAACTTATCAGTATTATTTACAACTAATTAGAGATGTAACGGGACTTAATGAAGCTAGAGATGGAAGTAATCCAGACAAAAACTCATTAGTAGGTTTACAAAAACTAGCAGCTGCTAATTCTAATACTGCTACTAGACACATCTTACAGTCTAGTCTTTACTTAACCGCTAGAGCTTGTGAAAACATATCTTTAAGAGTTGCTGATTCATTACAATTTCCATTTACAAAAGAAGCTTTAAAAAATAGTATATCATCTTTTAATACTGGAACTTTAACAGAGTTAATGAATTTACAAATTCATGATTTTGGTATATTTATAAAGCTAGAACCAGATGAAGAAGAAAAAGCTGAGCTTGAACAAAATATACAAATAGCTTTAAAGTCTGGCCAAATAGACTTAGCAGACGCGATAGATATTAGAGAAGTTAGAAATCTAAAACTAGCTAATCAAATGCTTAAGTTTAGAAGAAAGAAAAAAGCAGAAGCAGATCAAGCCGCTGCTCAAGCGAATATACAAGCTCAAGCACAAGCTAATCAACAAACTGCTGAGAAAGCTATATTAGCTGAAATGCAAAAACAGCAAGCATTAACTGAAAGCACTGTACAAATAGAACAAGCTAAGTCTCAATTTGAAATACAAAGAATGGAGATGAAAGCTCAATTAGATATGAAAGCTTTAGAAATAAGATATCAGTTTGATATGCAGCTAAAACAAATGGACGTGTCCAGAGTTAAAGAAAGAGAGCAATTTATTGAAGATCGTAAAGATAATAGAACTAAATTACAAGCAACTCAGCAAAGCGCTATGATACAACAAAGACAGCAAGAGTTATTACCAACAGACTTTGAAACTCAAAGCAACCCACAAAGCTTAGGCGCAGACAATATGCCTATGTAACAATTATTAATTATTATATTATATTATGTCAGAAGAAACAAAAGAAAAGCCTATAGTAGATAATACTAAACAAGGTTTAAAATTAAAAAGCAAGCCAAAAAAACTTGTTGATAAAATGCCAAACAATATAACTCATATTGATTTAAGCAAAGATCCTAAAAAAGATCTTCAAGAACAAGCTACTACTAAAGTAGAAATACCAACTGAAAAAGTTGAAGAAGTAAAAGCTGAAATTAAAGAAGAAATAAAAGAGGATAAAGTTGAAGAAGTTGCTACTATAACAGAAATAAAAGAAGAAGAAGAAGTAGTAGAAACAAAGCAACAATTAAAAGAAGCAGTAAGAGATGAAAAAGTTATTGGTAAGCAGTTACCAGAAAACATCGAAAAACTAGTTTCATTTATGGAAGAAACAGGTGGAACTGTAGAAGATTATGTTTCACTAAATAAAGACTACTCTAAGTATGACGAAAAACAAATACTTAATGAGTATTACAAAAAGACTAAACCACACTTAAATCAAGAAGAAATAAGTTTTCTAATGGAAGATAATTTTTCTTATGATGAAGAAGTGGATGAAGATAAAGTTGTCAGAAAAAGACAATTACTCTTCAAAGAAGAAATTGCAAAAGCCAAAAACTTTTTAGAAAGTTCAAAGAGCAAATATTACGACGAGATCAAGTTGAGACCGGGCGTAACTCAAGAACAGCAAAAAGCTATGGATTTTTTCAATAGATACAACAAAGAACAACAAATAGCTGCAGAGCGTAGGGAACAATTTAAAGATACTACTAGTGAGCTTTTCAATGGAGACTTCAAAGGTTTTGAAATTAAAGTTGGTGAAAAAAAGTTTAATTATAATATCTCTAATCCTTCCGCAACTGCCGAGAAACAGTCTGACTTAAACAAGTTCGTTAAGAAGTTCTTAAATGACAAGGGAGAAGTTATTGATGCTGTTGGTTATCACAAGGCTTTTTATGCTGCTGAAAACGTTGATACAATAGCTAATCATTTTTATGAGCAAGGTAAAGCCGATGCTGTTAAGGATGTAATAGCTAAATCTAAAAATATAAATAATGATCCTAGGCCACAAGCTTCAGGTGATGTATTTATAAATGGATTTAAAGTAAAAGCAATAAGTGGTGTTGATAGTTCTAGGTTGAAAATTAAAAGTAAAAAACAACAATAACTAAAATAAATAAATATGAGTTTTGTAACTGGCGGGAGTTTTCCCGCAAGCATCGTACCAGCTCAAAAAAGAATGACGTTAAGAACAAATTATCTTGACTTTTCTAATGATAGTGGTAACGATTTCGCACAACAATATCTACCTGAGCTTTACGAAGCAGAAGTAGAAAGATACGGAAACCGAACAATTGGTGGTTTCTTGAGAATGGTAGGCGCTGAAATGCCTATGACATCTGATCAAGTTATTTGGTCTGAACAAAATAGATTACACGTAGCTTATAAAA